GCGCAGCACGGCGGGCAGAACAACCGGCCGAACCGGAAGGTTCGCCACGATCAGCCGTCGTAGGTGGGCTGTTTGCGTGACCCGAGCAGCCACCCCGCGGCGGGCCAGCGTTGCTCGGCGTACCGGGCCGCGGCGTAGTACACGGCGATGACCAGACCAGTCACGGCGAGCGAGACCTGTTCGGTATCGACATCGACCGGGCCAAGAATGTCGGCCAACTGTGCGATACCCCACCCGACAACGATCGGGACATAGGTGCGAATGAACCCTGTGAGTTCCATCATCCATCCTTTAGGTTGAGCGAATCCAGTGAGCGGACAGGTACACGGTCGACGCCAGCGACGACCCGGAGTTCTGGTACGCCTGGATGTCGAGTTGGGCACCGGCCGCAACGTCGATGATCCCGGATGCGCTGATGAACGTGTCCTGCGTCGGTGCGGCTCCTACCTGCGTATAAATCGACGTTTCAACGGTCCCGTTGATGACCAACGCCGCACGCCTGTAGCCGGTGTTGTCGTTGCCGTACCGTACCTGCACAGTGACGGCGTACAGGCCAGGTTCGGGGACTACCAACGACTCGGGGTCACTGTCTGATCCTTGGACCGTCCAGCCGCCCGCATTGATGATCGGCGTGTTCTCAAACGATCCGCCGGTACCGAACCCGAGCGTTGTCGTTGTGCTCGTGGAAACCAGCCCGAAGTTGGATTTCCACGCCTGCCCTTTGAACACCGGACCGGTGTCACGGTGCCACTGCAAATGGTCGTAGATGGCGTTGACCTTCGCCGCGGTGTAGACGTTGCCGGCCGTTTCAGATGACGGCAGCGCAGGAACAGCCATTGGGGCTCCTAGTAGGCGAGTCGGTCGGTGTCGAGTACCCCGTTGGTGGCGTCATCGAGGATCAGCCACTGCGATGGGGGGGCGGCGAGGTCGTCGTAGGCGTCAGCCGACGAATACGTGTGTTCGATGTCCCACCGTTGGTTCTGGCCGATGCGGCCGCGGACCCCGTCGATGAACACCTGGTCGGAGATCCCGGTGCCGCCACCGGGTGGGGTGAGGTTCAACGTCACCCGATCGCGTAGTTGCCGGGGAAACAGGCTCGAGTTCGACGTCGCACCAGCCGACGTAGCAACCGTGTAGGTCGCGGTTTTGGTGAACGGTGTTTCGGCCCCGTACAGGTCGGCGGAGAACCCGGCCAACGCTGTCGCCTGAGCGTCGGCATTCATCAACAAATCGAGCCGCTGATAAGCCACCGGTGCTTCGTTCGCTGCGACGTTGTCCTGTTCGGCGGTGGTGACCGCCTCACCACCGATGCGGACGAGGTTGCGGAACCCTGCACCTACCCCGGTGCGGGTCGGGCCGGGGTCGTTGAGGTAGGCGGTCAGGGTGGCCTGCGAGGTCACCTGCCGGGTGGTCGTCAACGCAGACAGACCGTCGAATGTGAGTGTGCCGTCGCGATCGGCGTAGAAGAACCCGCCATCCGTGGCTGCGACGAGTTGGCAGTGCTGCAACGCGTTCACACCAAACGACGTGGACGTCAGCGACGTGCCGTTGTCGAGATCCCGGTAGCCGGACGGGAACCCGAGCAGGTCTAGCACCCTGGCGATACGGCCACCGGCGGTATCACCGCTGTACGCGGGCGAAGCCAACTGGTCGAGGTCGTACCGTGCCAACAAACCGAGCCCGTCATGGGCCTGCACTGTCGTCACGGCGTCTTTGCCATGGTGATACCCAGGCGTCCACAACGTCACATACCCGTACCACTGGGTGTAATCGGTGGATGAGTGCGTGCCGATTATCCGCACCGGCACGTCCCGTTTGAACTGGCCCACATAGGTCGACCCGGAGTTCGATGGGTCAAACTCGCGGTCCAAATCGTTGAGCACGATGATGGCGTTGCCGGCGGAGAACACCCCGAACCGGTCCGACCTCGTGGAAGTCTGGTAGTCGAGTGACCGGACCGACCCGGTCACGTCCGTCCAGTTCGACCCGGTGTTCAACGTGGTCGAGTCGAACGGGTCAACCCCGAACGCGATCTCGACCGTCACCGGCAGGGTCATGTGAACTGACCGCCGGACGCAAGGTTCGCCTCAGCGACCACCTCAGCCAGCACACGCCCATCAGGTAAGACGAGGGTGGCGTGGAGCATCTGACGGCCACCGCCACCACCACGGCCACGGCCCCCGCCGTTGACGTTGATGTCGCCGGTGATCCCGTTCAGGACCGGTTCGACCAGCGACGAGAACCCGGACTGCATGCCGGAGGCGAGCGATTCCATGATCGCCTTGCCTTCGGGAATGAGGAGTTTGCGGTCCTTCTCTATCGGGCCTTTCAGGCTCGCGATCTTCCCGCCAAGCCCGGACACCCACCCGGTGACGTCGTTCCACTTGTCTTTGAGGCCGTTCCACAGACCGTTGATGATCTGCTTGCCGACGTCGAACAGGATCGAGCCGGCGTTGCCGAAGTAGCCGACGATGCGGGCCGGGAGACCGAGGTAGAACGTGGCGACATCGAGGAACTTGGTGAAGATCCCGGCGAACAGTCCGGTGATGAACTGCTTGCCGACGTTCACCAGCGCCTCGCTAGCGTTGCCGATGTTCTCGATGATGCGAGCGACCAGCCCACCGAACCACGACAGCACCGCACCGATAGCCGACTCGATACCGTCACGGATCTTGCCGGGCAGCTCGGTGAAGAACCGCACCAGCGTCGACACCAAATCGGTGGTGATGCGTTTGATGTCGTCCCAGTGCTTGATGATCCGGCCGGTGATCGTCCAGTTCAGGAACAGGTTCGTGATGAAATCAACCGCGACGGAGATGGCGTCTTTGATGGCGTTCCACACCGTGTCGGCAACGTCCTTGACCGTTTCCCACGACTTCGTCAACGCCGCCAGGACCTTGTCCCGGTGGAAGAAAATCAGCACACCGATCGCGATGACCGCGGCGGTGATAGCAACGAACGGGTTCGCGAGAAGCGAAGCGTTCATGGCGAGAACGGCGGTCTTAACTGCGGCGAACGCCGGAGCCAACGACCCCAGACCCATCATCAGCGGCCCGATCGTGGCGAGCGACCCACCAATGACCCCGCCGAGCTCGCCGAACGGTCCCAGCGCACCGACGATGCGGTTCTTGAGTGCGGCGAACTTGTCGCCCAGCCGGGTGGTGTCCTTGGCCGCCTGGTCGATCGTGTCGGAACCGTCTTCCATCGCCGACAGCATGTCCTCGACTGCGAATTGGCCATTCTGGATGGCGTCGGCGAGGTCCGGTCCGGCACGTTGGCCGAACAGTTCGATAGCCAACCGGGTCGCTTCTGACGCCGATTCTGCGTTCTCTATCTCGGACACAACCCGCCGGAACGTGGTAGGTACGTCTTCGCCGGCCTTGGCGAGTTTGCCGATGCCCTGACGTAGACCACCCATCACCGTTTCGAGGTTCACGCCGTTCTTCTCGAACGACGCGATCAGCGCAGTGGCTTCTTCGAACTCGAACCCGAGGTTGCGAAGCGGGGCACCGAACTGCACGACCTTCGACGACAGATCATCGATCGACGCACCCGACGACTGCGCTGCGAGAAACAGCTGGTCCATGACCGCTGCCTGGTCCTCGGTGGCAATCGACCAGTCACCGAACGCACGGGCAACGGTCTGAACATCGGCACCGATCCCCATCCGCTCGAGCTGCGCGAACCGTTCCGTCAACGTCTCAAGGTCGTCGCCGGTCGCTCCAGTGGTGGTCGAAACGTCAGCGAGGATCTCACCAACCCGGCTCATGCCGATACCGGCCAGAGACGAATCGGTCGACAGCGACTTCATCTGGTCCGTCATCTTCGCCAGCTCGGTCCCGGTCGCCCCGGTACCGACCCGGATCGCGTCAACGCCGGCGTTGAACTCCTTACCCGCCAACGCCATACCGGCACCCAACGCGGCAGCAGCCGGCGTCAACGTCCTCGTGAGAGTCGACCCGACCTGTGTCATCTGCGCCGACGCGCCCTGCAACGGACCCATCAACTGGTTGGTTTTGCCGACCAGGTTGACGATCAGGTCACGCGACGGAGCAGCCATAGATTCAGTCCTGTCGGTCTGCGAGGTCGATCAGATCGAGGATCTGCCACATGGGGCGGTCTTCGAGACTGTCGATAGATGTGTGGAAACGTGCCGCCAGCGCTGCGAGAGTTCTCAGCTGCCGGCGTTCGTAGGGTCCACGTCGTCGTCGTCCAACGAAATCGGCACGTCCCACGCTTCCTCGAGGGTGATGTCGGGAAACTCGCGACGAGTGACTACCCAGGCGATAGCGGCGAGCGCCTGGCCGGGATCTTCGGCGGCCATCGGGTTGTCGAGGTCTTCGGCCGACAGACCTGCGTTCTTCCACAGGTCGGTGAGCTCGCGCGGTGTCAGATACTTGATGTTGACATCGACGGGCGGGTACTTCTGTCCGGCAGGGGGCATGTGTGGTTCCTTGGGTTAGCGCCAACCGGCGTGGCGGGCGGCGTTGGTCACTGCTTCTTCGGCCTTCTGAAAAAACGCTGTCTGGTTGGCACGGATCGCCGGGGCGAGGAACGGGCGGGTGGGTTGCGACACCCACACGTTGCGGTTGCCGAACACGGGGTGACGAAACGATGACTTCGTTCCAAACCCGGACCGGCCCACGCCCTCGAACGCTCGTGCGTGCGGGGCCTTCTTGCGGTTGACTTTCACCCCGACCCGCGAGGTGGTGACGGAAACCGCCAACGCGCCGGGTATGCGCGACGACCACGACGCCGATGACTTGGCGTCGGAGACGATGTCGCCGGCGATGCCCTTGATCTCCTTGTTCAGTTCCTTCTGGATCTCAGGGGCAAGCCGTTTCAGGTCACGTTGAAGGTTCCGCCACGATGACGGATCGAGCGACCCGACAATCGCAACGTTCGGGTCAGCCACCGCTCACCAGGTCGCGTTGTCGACGATGCCGGTGATCTGCAGCGAGCACGAGTAATTGACCGGGCCGCCGACAGCGGAGGACACGTCGTAGGACTTGATGAACACCTCGGCGGTCTGCTTGACCTGACCGGCAACAGACCCGGCCGGCGAGTACGTGAACGTCGACGTAGACGACCCCGCCGATTGGGCGTTCTTGAGCGCGGACACGAACGTGCCCAACGCGACATCGAGCGGCCCCGACATCGACACTTCGCCGCCGTCGGTCAAACCGGGAATGAACTGCTTCGCGGTGGTGCCGAACACCGACACTTCGTGGGTGTCGACCATCTGCGGAAACGAAACCGAATTCGAGAACGCCGAGATGTTGCTGAGTGAACCGGACACCGCATCCATGAGGATGTGGGCGTCCTTACCTGCCCGAAAGGCCATGATGAATATCCCCTTGTGGAGTTGATGGGTTTCCGACCCGGCAGGGAAGAACGAAACCGTCAGAGGGTTAGCGTCGTGATACGGCGACCAAACGGGTGATAGAACCGGTGCCGGTGACGTTGTCGACGACGCGCAGGTAGCGGGGCACGGTGCCGGTCACTTCGACCCGCTCCGAGGTGACACCGGTGACCGACGCGAACGAAGCGATCGTCGTTTCTTCGCCGCCGAACGAGCCAGTCGTGGACCCCTCGACGATGATGGCGTCAGAAGTCAACCCGGTGTAGGCGGTGACGTGGAGATGGAACACGGCCCCGTTAGACGTGCCTGCGCCGTTGTTGTTGGCGGTGCCGTCCGTGTCGTCGGTGACGGTCGAGTCGTTCTCGAGGATCACACCGTTCATGTCGGTGATCCCCGACGTTTGCGCGGCGATCGTCCAGTCGGCGGTGCCGGAATGCGACGCTGTGGTGTCGAGTTGGGTGTTGTAGGCGTCGAACAGCCACGCCGCACCGTCGACCCCCAGCGGCATGTACGTCACTGGTGCTTCTGTGCCGGCCGCTTTCAGCGTCTCGATAGGGGTGAACCCTTCACCGTCGGAATCCAACGGGCCGCCCAGGGTGAACGTGGACGTGTCCGACCCTGGCGTGAACTTCTTCGCGGTGTCGGTGAGCACGGTGATGTCGTGCATGTCGACCACAGCGTTCGCTCCGAGGCTGCGCGCGTAGGCGGCAAGCCCAACGGTGTCGTAGTAGCAGCGGGCCTGCTGTGAGGAACGAAAGGCCATCAGGTCTCCTTAGAGCACAACGTCGATGTCGAAATCGACGGCGAGGTACACGGCATCGCCGGTTGAGGTTTCGAACGGGGCACCGATCTGGACGACTTCGACGTAGTCGGTGCCGGCGTCCCAGTTCTCCGAGTCCTGCACGGCGGCAAGGACCGAGGTCATGTAGCCACGCAACTGCAACTGGGCCGACCGCAGATCGAGACGTTTGACGTAGATCCGCAAACCCAGCCCGACCGCTTGTTTGGGTGAGCCGCCCAGCGTCAGGCGAGGGTCGTAGGCCCGGTTGAAGACCTGAGCCTCGGGTGCGTTGATCTGGTCATCAACATACGCCTTGCCGCGGAGCCCGTCGACCGGGATCAGTGAGTCGGCGAGGGCCTGGCAGGCGGCGTTGATGTCACCCATGATCGATGTCGGTCCACCGCACGAACCGCTCGAGCAGACCACGGGCCAGCGGGTCCATAGACGGCACCCGCAACGGCGAGCCTTCTTCGGCCAACTGGAACGAACCCCAGAACAGGTCGGGGGCTTTGAACAGGTTCTTGGCCTGGAACACGCAGGCACGTTCGACGGGCTCGGGTACGTCCGGCCAACCGAACCGGGCGGTGACCTGCACGTAGGGGCGACCCGATGAGAGTCGGGTGTACGACGACAGTGCGCCGTCGAGAAGCCGAATCTCGGTGTAGGGCTGCACCGGCGTTTCGGCGGCGGCGTTGACCGGGGCAACGATGAAGTCGGTGTTGATCGTCAGGGTGGTGGCGAACGTGCCGTCGTCGGCCTCGTCGACCTTCACCAACAGCCCAGCCAGGGTCGAGATGTCGTCCACGTACAAGCAGCGCGGCATGTGCGGGAAGTACGACCGGGCCACCACGTCGGTGTCTTGGTAGAACCTGCGGCCGCAGTGGGCGTCGATCTGCCGTGACGCCGCATCGATCGCGATCGCTAACACCGGGTCGTCCTCGTCGTCATCGATGCCGATCGCGTCTTTCAGCATGGCAAGCGAGCAGTAATCGGTATCGGCCATGTCACATCACCTCGATTATTCCGAGCCCGTTGTTGTTGCGGTGGTTGACCCACTCGAACCCGGTTTCGGCGATGAACTCCTGGACGGCCGTGCGCACCGGGAAGCTGGGTCTGGCCGGTGCGCCTTCGGGCCGCATGAGCTCGGTGTCGTGAAGCACCAGGAGCCCGCCGGGCTTGACCAGCCACCGGTACGTGTGGAGCTCGGCGACGGTGTCCGTGTACAGGTGCGACGTGTCGATGAAGACGATGTCGGCGAGGCTGAGCTGCCCGACGATCGATGGGTGCATGTCGTCGCCTTGGAGAAACTCCCACCGGTCGTGTTCGCCGATGTCGGGCCGTTCGTCGATGTCGATCGAGGTCAACCGTCCGCCGGTCTGCTCGAGCCCGTACAACCAGGCGATGGTCGAGACTCCGGAGCGGGTTCCGAGTTCGATGACGTGCTGTGCGTTGCGTGACGTGACGAGGTCCACGAACGTCGGGAGGTGTTCGTAGATGTCGGATGGGGTGGCGCAGAGACGGCGGTATTGGTCGGCGAGGATCATCGGGGCCGGTACCAAGTCTCAGGGGCATTGCCGGCGACGATCCATTTGGGCCATTCGTCGTTCACGTCGACCGGCCGCATCTTCACCCCATCGACATGGAAGCCTTCACGCCAGTAGAAGTTGTCGTTCGCTATCGCACCCCGAATGTCGGCTTCGACCTCGGGATGGCAGAAGGCGTTGACCTTCTTGACGGCCCGGTCGGGTCCGCCGAGCCATGAGAAATGCCAGCCGGCGTCGGGTAGCCGTATCAGTCCGGGGTTGTTGCGAAGGTTTCGCATCGACCCGAACGGGTGAACCGGTGACAGTTTGTGGATCGAATCGACGGTGCCGGCGACGGTGCCCATCCACCCTGGCGGGTACTCCCAGTCAACAGCCCAGAAGTGGCCGCGCTGCCCGAACGCCACGAACCTGCTACCGGGTCGGCAGTTACGGACATGCAACGGGCGGGGGATCTCGTCCACGTCAGACTGCATGATGATGTCGGAGCCGGACACACCGATCTGTGCGAGGCCGGTGGCGATGTGTTCCCGCTGCGCATGTTCACGCGCCCACGGGTCAGGGTCGTCTTTGATGGTCGGGAGCCCGGTGCCCCACACATGCACAACCTTGTCAGCGAACGGGGCGAACCGTTGAACGTTGTCGAGGTAGTACGACGGCTTCGGACGGTCCTGGTGCGTCACGTCCGCTTCGACGATCACGAACCAGTCGACCGTGTCGTACAGTTCGGTGAGGCGCATCTCGAGGATGTCGAGTTCGTCGTGGAACGGGAACGTGTCGATGATCATCGGGTGATCCGGTGCTGCGCCACGAGGGGTGCCCGTTTGAGCCAGGTGCGGTTGTCGTCGTCGGAGTTGTCCACCGCCAGCATGTAGACCGGGTCGGCCTCGCGGGCTTCTTCGTTGCCGTCGTAACCGGGGTGGTGGTGTATAACTCGCGAGTCATATGCGTGGCCGTACACGCCGCGGGCCTTCGCCAACTCGATGACTTCGCGGTCGACGAACCAGTGCCGGTAGCACTCCGGCATTGCTACACCGGGACCGTCCAGACATGCTCCCTTGTCGTCGATGTAGCTGCGCCGAATGAAGAAGTGATCGGCGTGGCGTCCGGCGGCGACCTCGGGGTTACGGACCCGTCCTTCTTCGGAGTCGTTCGTGCCGACCACATCGAACCAGCGGGTCTTCTCAACAGCGGCGTCGAACCAACCGTCGGTGAACTGCACATCATCACCGACGACGAGTACCCAGTCGGCTTCGGATGCTTCGACGGCCCGGTTGACCTTCTCTGCGTATGTGGTGAGTTCCTTGCCGGTGGCGACGGTTTTCCACAGCGGCATCAGTTGTAGGTGCGGCGGGTTGGTGATGTCGTGAACGACGATGACGTTGGCCCGCTTGTCGTTGATCGAACCGACGAGACGTTCGAGCCGGTCGGGTCGCATCAACGGCACGATCACATCGACCTGTTCCATGACCGGTTTTTCGACCAGCTCAGGATGTGTCAGTGACGCGATGAACGGTTCCCAGTGCTCGGTCCACACATGGTCGACGGAGTAGCCGGCAGCGAACTCGACGCATTCGGCCGAGTACCGGTCGGCTTCCGTCTCGAGGACCGTGTAGGCGTCGGCGAGCTTGGCGGTGATATCAGCGATGTACGGGACGATGTACGAAGCGATCTGCGCCTGGTCCCACCACAACTGTCCGGTGACGGTCCAGCCGTTCCCGACGAGCTCGGTCTGAGCAGCGAAATCGGAGGCGATGACCGGGGTGCCGCACGCCTGCGCTTCGATCAGTGGAACACAGAACCCTTCGCCGTGCGACGGGGCCAGGAGCACGTCCATGGCGGTGTACGCCGCGGCGAGGAGGTTGGCGGGCAGGCCGAGCCGGTAGGCGTACTGGTCGGAGAACACGATCGCATGTTCAGGGACCGCTGCGTGCGCTGCCAACGTGGGGAGGTCGTAGCCGCCGGCGACACCGTGCTGGTCTGTGTGGACGAACAGCACAGCGTTCTGGTGGGTTTGCCAGAACTGGCCGAACGCCCGGAACGCCTCGTTGAACCCCTTCCGGTCAAGGGGGTCTTTGTTCATGGCGACCATGCCGACCACGAACGCCCCGTCGGGCAGGTTGAACAGTTGCCGGGACGATACTTCGGTCCCGGCGATGTCGACGGTGAACGTCGGCCGGTACACGTCCGTGTCGACGGACAGGGGCACGTACACGGGGTCCAAACCGGCTTGTATGAGCTGCTGCTGCCCGAACCGGGACATCGCAACAGGGATCGCCCCCGACGCTGTCAGGAACCGGGCGACACCCACCGGAGCCGGGATGTGGTCGACCGGGGTCCACGCTGCGACCTGGAACTTGGACAGCGGTTCGATCAGCGAGCCCAGCACCCACACATCTGTCAGGGGGATAATCCACCCGCCGTGAGGGTCACCCTCGAAGAAGTGCTCGGCGTGACCAATCAGGATGTCGGTCGAGTTCGTCATAATCCCGTTCGGGTACAGCTTGACGCTGTGACCGTTCGGGGTGGTCCACGAACCCAACCCGTACTGCTGCCCGTAGGTCGACGACACCGCGACCTCGTGGCCGGCCTGGGTGAGTTTGTCGGCGAGGTGCGCGGCCTGGACCCCGTAGCCGGTCTTGACAGTCGGCGTGTTGCCGTGGATCAGGAACTTCACGGCGACACCTCACGGGTCGCTGTGCCGGACGAGGTGAGCACGACGAACACGTCGGGGCTCAGCACGGCACGGGTCATGGTCACGACCGTTTCGCCGGACGCTTCCAACTCACGGACACGCCGATCCAGGTCGGCTTCTTGCACGCGATGAACAGGCATTAAGGGTTTCCTTCCGGCAGGGTGGGGAGCCCGGCAGGGGAACGCGACGACCCACCAACCAGCAGAGGGCCGTCGCGTCGTTCCCCTGCCGGGGGAACTGATGATCAGGCGAAGGGTGTGTCGCCGTAGCGCGTCAGGATTTCGCGCGCCCACTCAACCTTGTCGACCACGCAACCGTGGGTCCGATACGCGCTTACCGAGCCGTGCCGGATTACTCGGGCCTTCTCAGCACGGACCCGTCGACCTTCCCGGTATTGCTTGCGGTACACCGAGGCTGCCGACCGACAATCGTCGCATCGGCAGCCATCGGTGTACCCAGTGATGGTTCATGGAACCATTTTAGCAAGTGAGTGCAGGCGTCAGCTTACACTCATTTTGAGGAGGTTGACTGCTGTCAGGTCCTGATAGCCGCCGGCGGCGCGCCACTTCCCACGGAAGTAGACGTCGTCCTCCTTGAACCCGACCGAGTCGTTGCGCTCCACGATGGGATCGCCGACGAACCGGGCGTAGAAGCCGTTCCAGTCACCGAAGAACAACACCTTGGCGTTGGAGCCCTGTGCGGCAACGTTCAGGTCGGTCCAGAACGGCTTGCCGAACAGCGAGTCCGGCTGGGTCTGACCGGAGATGCCGGTCTGCACCGACGGCTGCCACAGCGGCGAACCGGTGGTACCGCCGGCCCCGTCACGGAGCTTGCGGATCGTGCCCGCCGTCGAATCCTTCGCCAGCCAGCCAGCACCGGCCGACGCACGGTAGGCGTCGTTGACCGAGTACTCGAGATCGACGAGGTTGTTGTACGTCGGGGTGATGAGCGAACCGCCGGTAGCGACAGTGCCACCGGAGCCGACAACGACCCCGGCAACCATCGCATCAGCGATCGCCTGATTCACACGACGACCAACGGCACGGCCGATGTCACGAGCGAGGAACGCAGCCATGTCGACACCGGAATCGGTGATGACATCGTTGCTGACCTCGATGAGTTCGGCGAACTTCGACGGGGTCAGCGTGAGCTTCCCGAACGTCGGGTCCGTACCGGCCAGCGTGGTGCCCTGACCGGCGACCTGCGTCGCGATGCCGTGGGTGACGACCTTGCCGAAGTCCATCGGGTTGCCCGAATCGGTGGTGACCTTCGTGGTCGGCATGCGAAGTGCGGCGATATTCGCCTCGAGCACCTCGTACAGCTGACGGTCGAGGGTCGTCGGGACGACCGACGCCGAAGAGCCGGTGTCCCACACGAGGGCACGGATCTCTTCGGGGGAAGCGCCGGACCGGAGCAGTTCACGTTCCCGCATGACAGCGGTGACGTTGGTGCGGATTCCGTTGACGGTCATGCCGTCGTAGTCCTGCGTTTCGAAGCGGGTCTCGCCACGGGCCCAGGAGGCGATGCGCTGGTTCAGCGACTGGGTGCGCTCCGGGGTTTCCGGGTCACCGAACGCCGACGCCTGAGCTTCGCGGATCTGGGCGGCTTCGCGCTCGTTGGTCTCGCGCTGTGAAATCTGCTCGATCTCGTTGGCGAGGGCATCGATGCGCTCGTTGTACCGGGTCCACTGTTCGGCCTGCTCGACCGACATCTCTTCGCCCTTGAGATCGGCGAGGAAACCTTCGGCTTCGGACCACACGCGGGCGCGGGTTTCGGAGAGCGCACGGACGCGCTCGTTTGCATTCGACATTGCTGCAACCTCCATTGTGTTGCTCTTGTTGGGTTGGGGTTGCGTCGTGGTGCCCTGCCGGTGGTTTCCCCCGTTGGGGGTCCGAGCGGCGGGTCCGGGTACGCAGGTTGTTCAGCGCTTGCGGCTGAACAGTTCGATGAGAGCGTCGGAGACGACCACACCCGAGCGGGCGATGGTTTCCTCGATCTGCTCTTCGATCTCTTCGGCTGGTGCTTCGGCGTGCGGGAGCAGCCCGTTCAGGTGCTCGACCGCACGCCGGATCTCGTTCTCGTCCATGTCGACCTGGCGGATGCGGCCCAGGTCGACGTTCAGCGACCGGATCGCCGCCATGGTGGCGTCGTTCGCTCCCTGTTCGACGATCGATACTTCACGCAGAGCCGTTTCGGTCACGGTCCGTTCGGTGTAGTCGTCGGACCATGTGGTACCGCCGGCCACGTCGTTGAACCCGACCGACATCTCAGTCATCTCGCCCCGCTTGATCGCCGACCGCAGCGTCTGCACGTCGGGCCGTGCCGGGTCCAACTGGGCACGGACCCGCAGGTTCGGATCGGCCCGCAACTCGAGCGTTCCGGCCCGCAGAGTGGCGAGCGGGATGCCCTGCCAGTCGTGGTTTACGTACATCGAAACACGGTTGTTGTCGTTGCCGATCGACCGGTCGAACGCACCGGCAGCGATCGTTTCGGTGTACTCACCGAGACGGTCACGGACCGTGTACGGGTGATCGACGGTGCACGCGACACCCTCGAACGTCCACGTATCGGCACCGGTATCGGCACGCATCTCGAGCTCGCCGATGGTGAACTCGCGCCGGTGCCGGCCAAGCTCGCCCCGTGCTGAGAGGTCAGAAGAAATTGTCATCGTCAATCGCCGTTTCGGTCGGTTCGATGGGTGAGCGGCCGATCACTTCGCGGCCTTCGTTGACGGTGAGCAACCCGTTACCAATCGCGACACCCAACGTCTCGTAGGACTCTCGGGTGTTGCCACGTAGGCGGGAATCCACGTCGAACTTGTACTCCCCGGCAGTGACCAACGGCGTCAACGCCGTTTCGATGCGACGCATCCACGGCATCAACGCAACCTGCAAGCGGCGCGTGTTGCGCTGCTCGAGGTTGGCGTAGGTGAGGCTCGACCCTTCGACCGGGATACCCAGATCGGACGGGTCGAGAAGGAATATCTGACCGGCGATCTCGGCGGCGTTCCATTTGCGTGAGGCGAGAAACTGGGCCTGTTCGTGGTTGACACCGGTTGGTTTCCACTGTGCGCCGCCCTTGAGCACGCCGGGCATCCCCCGGCCGGACTGTTTGCGCTTGCGCTGCCACTGTGCGGCCAGGTCGCGCATCGTGTCGGGCTGGGCGTCCTGCGGAATCTCGATGACGCCAGGCATGTTGCCCTCACCGTCGAAGAACTCGGCCCCGTACTTCGTGGCGGCCAGGCCGAGCCCGATGGTCTGACGGCACCACTCGACCGGCGACATCCCGCACACGTCACCGGGCCGCATCCGGCCGGCGATGTGGACCATCTCACGGCCCGCAGCGGGTTGCCCGGACACGGTGAAGACCTTCCGGCCACCCTCACGCCGCACGGCCACATTGTCGGGGTTCAACACATCAGCGGCGATCACGAACCCGCGAGCGTTGCGGATCACATGAACGTAGGCGTTGCCGGAGAGGAGCAGCGACCAAACAATCTGGCCGAGCCAAGCGATCCGGTCGAGCCCGTCGGACGGCTGATCGACCCACGAGGGCCGTTGGATGCCTTCGATGTTGACGGGCAGCGTCGATATCTCGTCGGTGATGAACGACGCCGACCCGTACACGGCCAACAGTTGTGTAGCGGTTCGTTCGTCGACGTGAGCACCGGCCCAGGTGCCAACGGAGTCGTTGCCGCCCCAGGAACCCCACCCGTCGTCGTTCGTTGTCCACGGCACCGACACGGCGCGGTCGTTGTCGGACCCGAAGAGTGCGCCGAGCATCAGCCGCGGTCCATCGCGAGCCCGACGTACACCGCACTGAGCCCGCCACCCACGAGACCACCGGCCAGGCCGTACTCGAGAACACCGCCGGCCACGAACGTGCCGAGACCTGCCAGTTGGAGTGCCGTGCCGATCATCCGCATGAGTTCACTCCAAATCGAAATCGTCGAGGTCCACGAAGTAGTCGCCGTCGAACCCGGCGACCTCCGGAACTCTCAGCAGTGCGCATGTTGCGGCGACGAACGGGGCGATGTTGACCTTCGACGACCGCCGCGACCACGTATCCACATCACCCGACGACCTCGTCGCCAGCCCACCGACAGCGGCGTCCATGTCCGGCTGGCCCCGGTGGCGCATCGCACCGTCCAGCACCTTCGCCTGGATCGCCCCGCACGCTTCGGCGTACTCGGCCGGGGTGAGCTCATCCAACGGCACACCGGCCGCTTCGAGCTCGGCCTTCCATGCTTTCGCCGGCGAGTTCGGCGGCAGAATCAGCGCCGTGTTGTGACCATCGGTCAACTGCTTCGCCAGCGTGACGAGTTCGCCCATCTGCGGCGGCGGAACATCAAACCGGGTCGACACATGCGTCAACCCGTCCTGACGTTTCCCGGCGATAGCGAACGACGCACGGGCACGGTTCGGTGGCGCGTCCAACGCCAACCGCACCGACGCGTCGGTCGGGGCCGACTCGCCATCGATCAGCTCAGACCACCGGGCCAACGGGATCGGCCGGTTCTCGTCCGATTCGTGCTGCTCCGCCACCCCGACCCGTTCACGCATGAACTCCGACTCGAGGTCAGGATCACCAGACATCAACCGGCGTTCGGCACGAACGTACTCCTCGGTGATTCTCTTGCCCATGCCGGGGTTGGCCCGGTAGATGGCGTCCATATCGTCGGGGTCGATGCCGGGTTCGTTGCCCCACTCGGCGTAGAACAACCGGGGGTCCGGGTCTTCACCGCGGCCACGGGCCATCACCGAATGCAACACCATCGACTCGGCCTTCGGAGCCGATGACGTGTACCACACTTGCGCCATCTTGCGAGTCGCCAACGTCGGCACAATCGCACCGATCGCTTCAGGCGACAGATACAACGCCTCGTCAAACACCACAACCGACCCGGAGAACCCACGGCCCGGCTGCCTCGCGCGCGACACGAACCGGATACGACGACCGCCCTTGAGCTCGATCGACTCGTCACCGTTCTTGTGCGAGATGTGCTTCACCAGCCGACCGAACTCGTCGAACTCTTCGGCGTACTGCTCCATACGGCGGAAATGCTCCAACGTCGTATCTGCCCGATGCGCCGTGTGCGTGATCAGGTCATCGCCGAACAGCACCACACCGGCCAACTCGCGTGCCTCGAGGATCGCGTTCTTGCCGTTCTGACGGCCCACGATCTCGGCGCACTCGAACGCAGCCCACGAACCATCGGAGCGCTCGCCCAACGACTCACGCAACGTCCACTGCTGCCAGTCATCCAACTCGAGCCCGGCAACACGAGCCAGGTCGACCGCCTCATCGCCAGCCGACGACACCACACCTTCAGGCGATCTATGCCATCCCGGTCTTTGCGCGCCGATCCTCACGTCTACGAGCGAGCTCATCAATCGACGATCCCTTCTCCACGCCGCCAAGCGACGCGAGTTCCGACAGGGTGATTCGACGCTCCCGCAACAACGCCGCCAACTCTTTCGGCTCGGCCCGTTGCACTGCCTCGTCGAGATGGCGCAGATTCTTTCGCAGCTCAGCGACCCGATCGAACGGGGCCGGCGCATCCGCCAAAGGTTCGGACGGGGTGTGCGCGTGGCAGAACGGCTCAGCCTTCAAACGGCACGGCTTCCCGACCTTCGTCATGGCCTGGCACATCGGGGGAACCTCCCTCGTGCCTCGTCAGAATTCCCGGCGGGGGTACCGAAAGAG